TGTTGCAGTTGATTTATATAATGCTAGTTTAAAAACATCACCACCATTTTCTAAATCGTGAACTCCCTCTAAAATTTCTTTTTTAAAACTATTGCAAACTGCTTGTGATATTGCCATGTTATTTCTCCTTATAAATTTTAATTATTCGGTGAAGGTGAAGGTATTTTAACCCTTGGCACCCCATCCGTGTACTCGTCTCTACGTCTTCTGCCCATTTGCTCTAACGCAAAACTTTGTATAGATACATTATACTTGTCGGAATAGATTTTGTACATATCCATAGGACCTTTTAAAAATTCGTAAGCTTGTACCATTACTGCGTTAAATAATAGATCAGGAGCATTTTTTGACACATAAGTTTCTGTATTAGTAGAGCTTAAAGCATCTGGGGAGTATATGTAACTTAATTGGACTTCATACTGAGCATCTGGAGTAGGAGCCAAAATTAGTGTGGTTTCCTTCCAATTAGCATAATATTTTGGAACTCCTGTAGCTTGTGTAGAATTAAATTCAAAAATGAAACTTGTATCTCTTTTATCTAGATATTTTTTTTCTGAAGGTGATTGAGTAGTATCTAATACATAAATTGATCTAACTATTATTGAAGTTCTTGTAGATGCAGTTACAGGAGCACTAGGTAAAATTAAATAAGGTGAATTTAATTGTAAATTTGCTGTTGCATATTCTCTTGTATAATCTGCATCAACTTCTCTAAAAATACGAAGCTCAGCATCTCTAATCATTGATTGTAAAATAGAATCACTTAGAACAGAACTTCCAACTTCTGTGTAATCTCTTACCTTTTGTAATAATTCAGCAAACGTCATGATATATTTATTGTAACACTTCCTATAGTTGACTGTAACCGTCTTTTGTTATTTTCATCATTAGCATCTGTTGATGGTCGCATACCATCAGATGTAAATTGTCCTGGCCAAAGAGCAGGATCAAGATAAACTACAACAGGTGCAGCTCTTTGTGGTCTAGAATTGTATAATGCTACAGGATCTGCTCTGTGTGGTTTTGGATCTAGTTGAGGATGTTTTTTTTCAAATTCTGATATATGTACTAATGAACCATTCCATTCTTTAACCATTTCTCTATATGGAAATTCTTGTCCTGATCTGTCAGATATTGACTTTGCGAATTTTCCTCTTGCGTATGCCATAATTATCCTTGTGGGTAATAAACATTAGGTGAAATATAAACAGATGTTCTTTGTCCGTCTTCTTCTAACGCTCTTTTTAGTTCATCTTCATATAAAAGTTTTAAAGCTTGTATTCTGTCAGGTGCAATTTTTTGAGATAAATAAAAAGCTAATCCAGATACCATACACGGAAAAAATCTAAAAGGCATATCTGCTGTATTGGTGTAAGCACCTGCATCTTCAATTCTCGCGAGATAATAATAGAATATATTAGTTACCGCGCTTGTATCAGGAGCTAAATATAAACTTATAGTTGGAGTTATTTGTCTATCAACATAATACTGAGAAGGTGTACCCGCCTGAGTCTTGTTAGGAATAGCAATGTACTCAGATCTTGATACTTTAGTTAAAGTTTGTTGATTACCACCTGATACTGTTACCACAGCTTCAAGCACATCATTACAATCACTTGGAGTATTATAAGTAACTTGATTGTTTACTAGAGTTTCTGTTTTTGATTTAACTTTCCAAAGATTAATACCTCTGTTACCCCATTCAGAAAATAAAAGATTTAAACTTCTTCTAGCAGATTTGATATCATTACCAGAATTAGTTCTTACACCGCATCTTTCGTAAGATTCTTCAATAACCTCATCAATCGACAGGTTAAAACTTGTAGTTCCTGAACTAGCCATTTCATCCTTACGCTAATATTTTTTCTTGTAAATGTTTAGGTAGATTTTTTTGTTTACCAATAAGTTTACCTGTTTTGGCCATCATTGGTTTTTTCATTTGTCCACCGCCCATTTTACCTTCAGCTTTTAATTTTTTAGTAGCACCCATAAGACCGCCACCCATTTTAGTATGTACTTTTATTCTTCCGTTTTTCATATTATTTTACTCCTTCAAATTTTCCGCCTTTGACAGCAATACCCATACCTCGGCACTCACCACCTACAGACATTTTTACAATAGGAAATTTACCTAAAGCTTTTTCTCTTTTTTTGTATTTATCTTTTTTTACACTATCAGTAGCAGCTTTTAACGCTTTTAAATATGCTTTGTAATCTTTTGCTTCTTCCATAGTTCCTCCTAGTAATCTATCATACCACCATAGTATAATTTAGTAAACGCACCTTTAGATGCAAAAGTTTTAACATTTGTTGGTTTTCCGCCAACTCCTTGAGCTCTACTTCTTTTCCTCACAACGGCACTCCGCTTCTGTGAGTCTGTCATCCTTGCCGCTTTTGCAGCAGGGACGCACTTTGGATACTTCCGTTTCTTGTCCGCTTTGAGTTTTGAACGACCACAGGGTGCGTACGAACCATCTGCTCGTTTGCTTCCAATATCTACCCATTTTTGTGAAAACCATTTTTTAAGTCCTCCCTCTTTCATACCTGCAGGAACACAATTAGGAACCATACGATTCCCTTTTTTCTTCATGCCCTTTTGGACATAACCTTCCCAACAAGTGCCTCGTTCACTCATTTTAATAAATCGCCGTAATAATCGACTAAGCTCTCATTTGACATCTTAATACCTGCTGAGTCATGCTTAATAAATTTACCTTGATATGCGTTTGTTATTGAATCTAATGACTTAGCTTGTTTTTTATGTAATGCAGATGCTTTGTGTAATCCTTTTGCAACTTTACTTATTTTTGCTTCTGCGCCTTTATTTGCAGCAGTATATTTTAATTTTCCTTTTTCATCATATTCAGAAATTGGATTTTGAATATCTTTAAGTTGTTTTCTTCTTTTGTCTGGATCACCCTCTACAATAGTTTTTTTCTTTTTTGTTTCAGCATGCAAACCTTTATTTGCAGGTTTAGGTCCTTTAAAGTCTTTTCTTTTTACACCTGAAGGATCTTTAATTTTACCAGCACAAATTTTACTAGCATATGCATTAGCATATGCGCTGGGATATACTTTGAATTTTCTTTTGGCTGCAGCCTTGCCTCTAGCACATAGTTTAGTCATTGTTTTTAAGCCTCTTTCGGTTGTACAACTTCTTAGATTGTATCACTTTAGGCTTAAACAGTAAATGTCCTAGCGAGAGAATTCTTTTTATTGGATTTTTTGGCGTATAATTTCTTTTTTTCTTTTTTCTTTTCATCTTTTGCGCCACGCATTTGTCCTTCTACTTGTTTAGCCATTGAGGCTCTACTAATCGCCATTATACTATCTCCTTTGCACTACCTAATATTGGTTTATATTTTGTTTTACCCTCTGATTTATAAGCATGTAAAAATGATGCTCTTGGTGTTCCTTCAATCCAGCTACAATGTATCCATCCGCTATTGGGTTCGCCTGGAGTGTAGAATTCAAGGATGAGCTGGTCTGGCTCAAGATTATTTTTAATCCAATCAAATAATTCAGCGTTGTCAACGCCAACACATTCGAAGTCTGCGGCCTCAGCTTTAGCATGCTGTGATCGTGCCGAGCTGCCGATAGCTTCACACAATGCCACACTACGAAAACCGCTGGTGATCTTAACTCTGCCAAAATGGTCACGTACTGGCTGAAGGATATTCTCACATAATGCTTTTAATTTTTCTATTTGTTCTGCATTAGGATTATTGTTAATTCCCTTCCTAATTGCAGTGTCTGATTTAATAAGCTCAGATAAAGTGAAATTTCGTGAAAGATTCATAATTACTCCAATATTAATTTTTTAATTGACTTTGATCCATCAATATTTGACTCTAATTCTGCCATAGATTTTATACACTGATATTTAACATGTCCATCGGGTTTTAACTGACGTTTAGCTACACGTGCCCCTTTAAGACATTCAGACATTGACGTCTGAATACGTGCCTCCTTGATCTCTCCTTGTACAATCATAAGTAGGGCTACCACTAACTCTGTCATAATATTTTACCTTTGTTTTCACCTTGTTTAATGACATACTTTTGTGTTCCGTATTTTCCGTGTTCGACAGATTTTTTTAAATTTTTAACAAAACTCATTTGCTTAGCCTTCTTTTCCATGTCAGAAATATATTGCACTACTTGTCTAGTAATTCTTTCCATTTTCTCTTACCTTATCTTTCAAATTTTCAATGTCCCCTAGTGCTTTTTCTAATTGTGAGCTAAGAAATTCTATGTTGACTTTGTTTGTCATGTTCAACTCTTGAGTCTTTTCCATCTTCTCTACAGACTTGTAAAGATCTTCCAATAAAAAATGTTGTTCTTGGTCTACGGGGACTTGTTCGGATTTTTTTAATAAATCATTTTCAAACAACTCACGTGATGTCTCTAACGATACTAACCTTGCCGTAAGCTCCGTGTATGCGAACACGCCAGCTGCGACGAGTAAAATTAGAGAGGCAACCGTTTTCATCGGCATCTGCACAGCAGCGGATTCAGATATATTTAAGGGTTTATTACTCATCTTTTTTATCATACATCTCGTAAAACATGTTGTCACTATCCTCGGTTACATAGTTCGTATCTTCCGCATCCCAGTAAGTATTTTGGACTTTATAGTCAGGCCAACTGTTATCAGTAGTATAGCTATTAATGTGCCACAAAAGACGATTATTAGGCTGAGCTGCATAATTGCCGTTATCAAGCTCCAATATATGCGCACACTTATGTTCTTGAGGAATTTCAGAGTGTTCTGTATCCAATATATTAACATCTGGATGTGCCCAATCAATCGTAAATAAATATTTACCATGATAAAATTTTTTGTCTAAGCCGAGATACTTTCCCTTTACACCATCCAGCCAATCAAAACAAGTAACACTAGGCCAATAACTAAAACTGTTCCACAATTCCAATTCATGTACTTGCATATTCGGCACATTGGATCTATCAAAAGATTTTTGATAAAACGCTGATATAGGGAGACGCCAGTAACACGCACCGTTTGGTAACATGATATTAAACAAGAGCGCACGCCCTGATATTGATGTGAGACCGAAGATAACACAGTCTTCACTTTCTCCGTGATGTTTTTTAAGGTCATAAAGATACTCCTTTCTAATTTTGCAGTATATTGGTGGTAGATTTGCGTTCAGATAAGACATGTTTGTATTTTTC